GGGTCTCCCGCCCATCGGCGGCAGGGTCCTCGTTGTCGGCGACCTCGACGGGGCCGATGTACCGGCCGTCACGGTCGAACTTGTCCGGGTCGGCCGGCTTGTGTGAGCCGACACCGCCGGCCATGACCGCCGCGATGGGCTGGTCGGGCCGCTGCGTGCGGACCGGGCTGTCCTCTGGGGACGCGTCCCCGATGACGGCGCCGACCTGGTCGTCCTGCGCCGGCGCCTCCTCGGTGACCGGGTAGGCGTCGGTGCGCAGTGTGTCGTCGTCCCTCTTGGCCTTGCTCTGAGCCATGATCGTTCAGTCCTTCCTCACGATGCCGCGTTGGCGAGGTGCTTGACGGCCGCGGTGTTCACGAGCTTGCCGTCCGTGCGGTGGAACACGATGAAGCCGGCCTGGCCGTTCATCGCGAACAGCTCGTTCAGGCGCTGGATGAGGATGCCGTTGACGTCCCTGATCCAGTACCAGGAGAAGTCGCCGTACAGGACCGACTTGGCCGACGCCGCCATCGCGGGGACGTCCGGGTCGGTGTACAGCGGCGCCCCGAGGAGCTGGTCCGGCTCGCCGGCGACGATGCCGGGCCGCCAGATGTACTGGTTGGTGGTGTCCTTGAGCGCGGCGACCTTCGCGACGGTGGAGTCGTTCATCAGCCACGACGCGTTGCGGCGGTACGGCGACAGGACGCTGTACTTGAGCTGGATCAGCGCGTCCGCGCCCGTGGACGCGCCCGACGTGGAGAACCCGGTCACGCCGGACGTGCCGTTCGGCAGGGTCACGCCCGCCGACGTCTGGGTGGTGATGCCGGTCGGCTTGCTCGAGCCGTCACCGACAACGTACGCCGTGTTCTCCAGCACGCCCGTGGAGATCCCGAACTGCTGGCGGATGAACGCCTCGAGATCGAACGCGGAGTCTTGGAGAAGCTGCCAGGACACCTTCATGGCGCGGCTGTTGGCGTACGCCGACAGCGTGTTGGTGCCGAACGCCTCGTCCGACTCGGTGATCGCGGCGTTCTCCGCGGTCCACGTCGACACGCCGTGCGAGGACACCGACGGCAGGTTGATCGTCTCGCCGCCGTCGGTGGTGATGACGGTCGCGAGCTGCCGCATGACACCGAACTCGCGCAAGGCGTCGATGAGCTGGTTGCTGAACTGCGTCGGCACGAGGTTGCCGCCGGCGCCGGCGGACGCCTTCGACAGGGCGCGGATCTCCTGCTGGATCTCAGCGTTGCCGAGCGGGACGTCCTTCGGGAGGTCGCCTGCCATCCAGCCGTAGAACGCCTCACGGTACTCGGCGGTGTCGAGGACACCGTCGATGCCGCGGCCGTTGCGCTTGGCCATGTAGTCGGCCATCGTGTTGATGGCCGCCTCGCGGACGTCGGCGTCACCGTCGGTGTGGATGCCGGGGGCGATCTTGCGCTGCTCCCGGGTCTCGATCCCCGCGACGTCCTCCATGTTCTTCGCGCGGGTGTGAAGCTGCTCGGATTCGGCCTTGAGCCGGTCGAACTCCTGCTGCTGCTCCGCCGTCAGGACGCCGGGGTTGTCCGCGCGGGACTCGGCCTCCTCGACGATGTCGCGCATCTTCTGGATGCACGAAGCGCGCTGCTCCTTGACGGCAGCGATCTTGTCCCGCATGGGACTCTCCTTTGCTTTTCGGGTTGTGCTGCGACCCGATCCGCGCCCATGTGAGGCAAACGGTCACGCCAACCATGGCCGGGGCTGCTGGGCAACCCCCCGGCCGGGCTCTGCGCGACGCCTCGCGTCCGGTACTTGTGCTGCTAGCCGAGTTCGGCGATCACCAGGGCAGCACGGGCGACACTCATGCCGCCCGGCTCATCCTGAGTGACCGTCTCGGCGCGCTCATCGCCGAGCACGTCGGCGAGAAGTTCCTTGAGGTGATCCCCGCCGCTCACGGCGGCGGCAAGCTGAGGGTTCGCGGCGACGGCGGCTCGGAGCTCTTCGATCGCGGCGCGCATCCCGGCGTCGGTTCCCTCGTAGGCGGGGAACGTGACCGGGCTCACGTCGTAGAGATCGGAGAACTCGGTGATCGTGCGGCGGACCTCCCCGTTCTCTTCGTCCTCCTCGATCACGTGGGACCCGACGCGGAACCCGAAGCTCATCTGGCTGATGTCGCCGCGCTCGAGCAGCACCGCGAGATCACGGGCGAGGGTGGTGTCGGCGAGGTCCGCGTCGACCCGGAGGCCCTTTGTGTCCTCCTTGAGCCGCATCGTGCCCGACGCCGTCCGCGCGAGCGGGAGGCCGTCGTGGTTGATGAGGAACCGGACGTCCGCTCCGTCTGAGAGCACCTTGCGGAACGCGCCGCGCTGGATGCGCTCCTGAAAGGACCCGCCGAACAGCGAGGGGATCTCCGTCCACTCGTCGAACACGGCGGCGTGCCCGCGGAACTCCAGCTTGCCGTCGTCGTCGTCGGCGCGGAACTCGACCTTGTCGAGCATGACCGCGCGCTGCTCGCGCGCCCCCGGCTCAACCAGCTTCCTGACCGTCACTCGTCGTCACCTCCGGGCGGAGCCGGTGTCGTCGGTTGCGTGGGGGTGGGGAACTCGTCGCCGCCCGGCCGGATCGGCCGGTCCTCCAACTCAGCGATATCGTTCGGCGTCAGCACCTTCAGGTCAGCCATCGCCTTGTAGAAGGACGCGCGCTGGTTGCTGTCGCCGCGCAGCAGCCCCTCGGGGACGAGCTGCGGATAGAACGTGCGGGACGGGAACAGGTCGTTGTCGCGCCACAGGCCCTGCTCGGCGCGGTTCGTCCACGGCAGGCACGTGAACGTCACGAAGTCGGTCGCGTCCTGCTCACGGTTGCCGTACGTCAGACTGTCGCCGGTCTGTCCGTTGATCTTCGACGCCGGCATGTTGAACAGCGTCGCGATCTGCGTCGTCGTGAACTGACCCTGCTCGATGAACTGCTGATCCTTCAGCGGCATCGTCATCGGCTTGTACGTCATGCCGTCCTGAAGGACCGGGGTGCCGCCTTCCTGCGCACCGCCACCCTCGAACCAGGCACGCCATTGCGCCTTGAACTTGCCAGCGGCGTCGTCGGACCACTTCGGCGCGGTGGCAGGGCGTTCGATGACGCCGCTGATCTTCGCGCCGCGCTTGTACAGGCCCCCCTGGAACTTCTGCCGGCTCAGGGCGTTCCCGATCTCCTGGCGAGCCTTCCCGATCGGCGACATGCCGGTGGTGCCGTCGTACCCGAGGGCGGGGATGTGCAGGATCTCGCGTTCGGTGAACGTGCCGCCGCTCGTGAAGTCGTCGGACTGGTGACCCCGGTCGATCTCGAACACCTTCGCCCCGTCGGACTTGCGGCGGTCCACATGAACACGTGACGGGGTGATCGGCCAGAGCTCCATGACCCGGGGGGCGCCGGCGAACGACCCCTTGACCTTCTCCAGGTACGCGTTGCCCCACAGCAGCATCTGGAGCACGATCGTCTCGAAGAACTGGCCGGGGGCCATCTCCGGGTTCGGGCTCTCGTGCAGCAGCCGGTACTGCCACGTGTCCGTGGCCCGCTCACGGCCCCGCGCCAAGCGCCGGTAGACGTGGCAGGGCATCACGCCGACCGTGGACGCGATCACGTTCACCGCTGCGTACACCGGGATCAGCGCCAGCGAACCCTCGACGGACACGCTCTCGCCGCTGTAGGACGGAGGCCCGCCGAACAGGGCGGCGAGTTCCGGGGTGTTCTGGCTCAGGGTCCAGTCGCGCTGCTCAGTCTGTATGCCCTGGGCGATCCGCCTGGCGATCACTCGGACCCCTCTCGTAGAAGATCACGCCCGCGATGGCGAGCAGGCCGCCCACGATCAACCCGGCGGGCATGAACACGAGCCCCGCACCCACGCTGACGAGGAGGGCTCCAAGGATCAGGATCAGGTCACTCACGCGATCAGTAGCCCTTCGGTCTCGTAAGCGCTCTCAAGCTCCCGGTCGACGCCGCGCAGCGCGACCGTCGAGGACACCAACGGCGTGATGTCGACCGTGGACTTCTTCCGTGACCACGCCCACGCGTCACCGAGCGGTCGGCGCCCAGCGCCCCGCACCGCCGCCGTCAACTCCGGTTCACCGGCGTGCTTGACGGTGCGTTGCATCACCGAGTCGTAGAACGCGCCGCAAGCACCCGCGTACTCGGTCGTGTTCACCTGGGACAACGCCACGCCTCGGTTCTCGATCTGCGTCACCAACGCCGCCGCCGGGGACCGCTCGTCGTACAACGTCGCGGTCGGGTCATGCTCTGCCACGAGCTCGACCAGCGCCTTCGCGACCCATCCCGTCCCCGCACCGCTGCGGAGCACCTTCACGAACCGGGCGCCGTCTTCCGTTCTCGCCGCGGCCGAGATCGCCGCCCGGGACCTGTCCGGGCTGACGTCGAACGCCAGGCACTCGACGCGCGTCGGCTTGGCGTCAGGGTCCTCGCACGCACGCCAATCCTCCACGCTGATTCGTTCGGAGTCGTCGGCCTGCGTGTCCGGCCAGTCCCCGACGCCGAGCCGCTCAACCGCGAACGTCTTCGAGTCGACGGCGCGCTGCTCAGCCTCAACCGTCTCCTCACTGATCCGGATACCCAACGCCGGGTTCGCGGCGTACCACCCGTCACGATCGTCCGGATCGACGTCCTCGAGCGACGCGGCAGCCGCCCACTCGAAGTACGCCAAGTGCGCGTCAGCGCGCAGCGCGCGCTCCCTGACCCGCGCAAGCACGACGCCGTGCTCGTGAACGTTCTGATCAACCGCGGAACCCGTGTACCAGACCTGCGGGTTCGGACGCGCCGACAGCGTGAAGTACAGCGCGCCCATCGACGACTCGCGCAGGATCATCGCCTCGTTGAGGAACAGACAGTCCCCCGTGAAGCCGCGGCCACCGCCGGCTGTCCTAGTGCGGAACCGGACCCGCTGCCCTGACAGCAGTTCGATGCCTTCCTCGCCGTGCGACTTCGAGATCCGCTTGACGCGCCGGGACAGCTCGTCGTAGTTCTCGAAGAAGTGCAGCAGCCGCCGGAACGCCTCCAGCGACGTGTCGAACTGGTGGGCCGAGTACGTGATCAACTGCTCTTTGAGGATCAGCAGCCCGCCGAGCGTCCGAGCGATCAGGATCTCGTCCTTGCCGTTCTGGCGAGGCACCACGACTCCGACATCGCGGGCGGCGTGCTTGCCGTCGGCGCGCTCGCCACCGGCGCCGTGGAGGACGTCCTGCTGCCACGCATCGAGTGCCAGGTCGTAACCCGACGCCAACTCGACCATGTCCGGTCCCACCGACGAAATCGCCGCTGGGACTAGCTCAACCAGCGGCTCGGGCGACTCTCTCCTCCCGGCGCTTCGCGATCTCGTCAACGCGATCCTCCTGCTTCTTCGGCGGCGCCAACGAACGCAGTTCACGCATCACGTCGATCAGCGCCTTCGCGCACAGGCTCTTGGCGGTCGCCGACGCGTACGGGTTCTCCAGCTCCGCAGCCAACGTGCGCGCGGAAGCCGCCAACACCGAATCGGCGCCGCCGGTCAACGCTGCGAGGTCGCGTTCGATGCCCTCCCGGGCATGCGACGGCGCCAGATCACTCGGCAGCGCGTCGAAAAACGATTCGTACAACGACCGCGGCATGTCCAGCACCACGCGGCTGTTGAACGGACCGTCCACACTGAGAACCCGGACCGCAGAGAACTCCTTGTCGGACTCGTCCGCCATCACCACTCCCTCGCGGTCACCCGCCGGCCAGCCGTCGCTCGATTACACCGCCGATGCTCCGGCCCGCTGTAC